TCTTATGAACTACACAGAATCATCACAATTCATAGATAATAAATTAATTAGAGCAGAAAACTTAAGAATAAAACTACCATAAGAGTTCCAAACTCTTATCAAACATCATAACATATCGGTGCTTGCGGGAGCGTTCTTTCCATTCTCCCTCAGCACCTTTTACTTTACCACGCGAATGCTTGGTGCCGTCTGCATAATAGAAATCTTTTTTTGCATCTGTAAGACCACAATACTTAAAGTTGCAAGCCCGATAAATTGTGCCACCATGAAAATCACTATCAGCATAGGAAATGATTGCCTTGACTTCAGTATCTTTTCGCAGTTGTCTAATCGCTTTTGAAACGAACCAAGAAGTGATATTATACTCGCTCTGTTGAGTTTGTGGATGAATGCAGAGTCTTGAGAGTTCAAAGAGTCCTTGTTGTTCATTTCGTTCAAGTCCAAATGCTCCTTTTGCAATCTCAGGAACAGGAAGTCCAGTGAAGATGCAGACTCCCTGTAATCCACCAATATTTAGTGGTGAGAACTCATTTCGTTGAAACAATCCGTAATTATATCCAGACTTAAATCCCTTTGAAATATCCTTTAGATAATGATACTCAAAAAGAAGATCCTCTGCCTGCTTCTTAGAAATCTTATCAATATAGAAATCAGACTTCATAAAAAAGGGGAGTCCCTTGAACTCCCCTCATTCTACCATAGGATCACTCTTCTGCCAAGCGGGCGAAGTAGGAGAGGGCATCGTCGTCATCATCCTCCACAGGGGCAGGAGCGGAACGAGTCGGTTTCAGATTGCTCAGTTCGCTACGGAGATCATCATCCAGTTCCTTCACAGGACCACGATAATCTTCTTCGTCTTCAACCTCTTCATCAATCTGAGCAGACTTAGAACCCAGAACAGCACCAAGGCGCTTCTTCAGTTCATCATAAGTCTTGTATTCGCTAGGAGAAAGGAATTCTGCCAAAGAATACTGCTTCTTCCAGATTGCTTCCATAGCATCATCATCGTCCAGCAAAGCACCCTGAGAGGCAAATTCGCTGGAATCATAGTTACGATAACCAGCAACGTTCTTTGCCTTCAGTTTGAAGTTAGCACCTTGCCAGAAGTCAAAGGGATCAATCGGAGTCTCATCTTCAAATTCAGGTTGCATCGCTTCGGAGATCTTATCAAAGATCTTCTTACCATACTTGAACAGGAAGACCTTGCCTTCGTTATCAGGATTGGCAGGATCCTTCACAACATAGATATTGCTTACATAAGTCAGTTTGCGCTTCTGCTTACGTGCGACTTCTTTACCAGCATCGGTTCCGTTATTCCACAGACCAGAATTATGCTCGCAAACAGGACACTTTTGGTTCAGGGTGGTCAGGCAGTTATCAATCAACCAACCGCCAGGACCTTGAAAGGCGTGGGAATAAACCTTCACAAAAGGAAGATCTTCGCCATCGGGAGCAGGAAGAAAACGGATTACGGCATATCCATTACCGCTTTTATCAACGTCTAGCTTCCAAAGACGGTCATCGGAAGAACCGCCACTAGTATTCATTTTTTCAACTTCTTTCACCAGTTTGGCGGTGAGAGAACCAAGTTTGGATTGTTTCTTAAGATCGGCAAAGCCCATTTAGATACCTCGGATAAATTGGATTCGGGAGATTACTTGGATAGTATAGCGAAGATGTCTCAATTAGTCAAGATATTTCTTGAGAGACTCAATCGTTTTGGTCATGCTATTAAACAAAACGTTCATATCAGTCTCTGGCGAGAATCCCATTAGAGCTACGGATTTTCTCAAATTTTCTTTCATTTCAACCGCAGCAGGATCATCAGATAGAGACAATCTTGTATACATAATTTTCTGTTTTTCAAGCAGTTCTGTTAGTTTTTCAATATGCTCCAGTTTATCTTCACGATCCATTAAACCAAAAGACAAAATGCTTTTGTAAATGAATTCCTGAAGTTCATTAATTTCACGGAGTTCTTGTTGAATTAATTCAGAATCAAAAAAATTACTCATAAAGTATGTCCCTTAAAATTTTCTTGTATTGGAGCATATTGATATTTAGAAAAGGTTCATACTTTTTTACTTTTAAACTTACGGTTTCCCACACTGGATCTGTAAGTTTTTTATCAAAATCTTTTGTGAATTGAAAGATTTTGTCGTAAATTACGAACGTTTCTAAAAATATTTTTCCACCCAGATACTTTTTGAGAATTGGAGGATGACCTTTGGAACAATTGAAGGCATCGTTCAATTCTATCTCCGAGAACAATTCGTTGCTTTGCTCCTTGAACAAGTAACTCAAACTCTGTTGTCTTCGCATCCACTCTGCGTAGTTTCTTTCGCCAGAATTGATAATTTCTCCAATCCATAAGTTTTGTGGGTTATCGACGGTAACAAAATTTGCAAGCAAGAAGTCTATAACTTCTTTGTCAGAATATTTTCTAGAGGTCTTTTCAAACCAATATTTGTCTTTACGTTGATTAAAAGAAGCAATAGTTGCTTTGGATTTACCCCTATACTTAAAAAAGTCATATTTACGATTTGTAAAATGACTTTTCATAGAAAGATAAGTTTGATATGTCTCAAAAGGACTCATAAAGGAAGACGAGCACGCGAAGTTTTTTTCATAAAATTAAGACGGGTTGCGTCCCATTTGAGGCGTTCTTTAAGTGGTTTTGAAATAAGTTTCGTTACCGATTCTATCTCAAGACAATTAATTTCACAATAGTGGCAAATGGCATCAATATAATTCATTTTTTCAAGTGCCACAATACTTTCAATTTCAAGAGCAAATTTAGAAGGAGTTAAAAACTTATTTTCTATTGCCTGTTCTAGTTCTTTATTTGGTTCCATAGAGCTCCAGTTTATCTCTAACAAACTTTCTAATGTATTCGGAGAGGAGTTTGATGTACTTCCCTTTGTTGTATTCTTCATAGACGACGCATTCTCCATTTTCACAAGCCATTAAAATTACAAGTTTTTTCACAGGAATATCTGTGAGTTCATAGAACATACAAGCGTATGCTGCTGCCTGAACAAAATAGTGTTCAATCCACTCTCGTGGTTTTGGTTTTTTAGAAGTTTTGAAATCAATTATCGCTAATTCGCCGTTGTATTCAGCAATACAATCAACGGTTCCCGCAATACCTAATTGCTTACTATATAGGGAACCTTCAAGGGCGTAAATATTATTTATACGATTAAGTTCTGGTTTCGCAATCTTAAACAGAAAATCCGATAGAGGTTGAACTTTGGGGAGTTCTTGATTTTTAAGATGATGTTCAGTCATAAGGTGCATATCAGTTCCACGACTGGTTGCCGCTTTTGTGATACGCTCTGCTTCTTCATCACCAACTTTCTTGCGCCATTTAACAAAGATTTCCTTATTAAAATGACTGGTCACCGATGTAATGGAGACCAGTCGGAGAAGTTCTTCTTCATCTGGAACTTTATAATATCGAACACCATCTATAGTCTCCCGTTCAAGTTCAGGGAGAGTCACATCAATATGATTGAACATTAAAATCCTGCTTCTAATTTAGCAATAATGTATTCCTTGACTAGTCCAGAACGAACAATATCATCTACACCAAATTCAATTATATCAAAAGAAGGCATTTTACGCAAGACCGACATAAAATCTACAATACCATTTCTCTCATTTGATTTCTGCAAGTCAGATTGAGTTGCATCACCACAGAAACAAATTTTGGTATTCTCACCTACGCGGGTAATAATTGAATCCAGTTCATGGAAGTTAAGGTTTTGAAACTCATCAACAATTACAATTGAATTATCCAGAGTTGTTCCACGAAGGAATGAAGTGCTCCAGAACTTAATGGTTTCTTGCGATTTAAGATTTCCATAGAGCATTTCAAAATCAGCATCACTAGGCATCTGGAACATATACTTCACCATATTCTTATAAGGAATCTGGTAAATATCTGCCTTATCATCATGACTACCAGGAAGAAAACCAATCTCTCTTGTTGCAACTAATGAACGAACGATGTAAATCCTTTCGTAGGGAGTTCTTTCATCAAGAACATCTTGTAGAGCATTATAGAGAGTAATAAATGTTTTGCCTGTTCCTGCACAACCATAAGCAACCAAGTGCTTTTG